AATAAATTGCGCATTCGTTGAGTATAAGACGCGACAGACTGCTGTACAGTAGCAATTCTTGCAACATTAGACCTTAAGATTTAAAACATCAATACAAACGCGGTTGACTACCCGGGCGACACCTTAGCCGAAGTTATGTTTCCGATTACTGGAATTATATGTAACTTTTAAAGATAAAGATTTGAGATGGGTTTCCAAATAGAACTTGTACCCAACAAAACAAAAACAGCATGAACAACAACATTGTGGAGGGAAACCACTGTAAGGACTCTAAGGGATTTAATTCCCGTCATGCAACGAGAGCTGTCAACTCTCAAAAAGATGAAGATAACGACGAGGTTGCCAATGAGAAGTTGGAACGTCGAAAGGATTTTAGAATGAAAAAGAAGAAGTCTAAACTCCGAGTTAAGGCTTCCAAAATTATAATTAAACCACACGCCACTACCGTATATGGCGATTTCGTATCAAATTTGAAACTACTTGATATGAATTTTGCGACAGAAGCTCTCGAAACTGTCGTATTTGCATTTCTCGTTAAGGCGAGAAAATCGAATCTTGAACGAGCATTGATTATTGCTGCGAAATTGCTGAAAGCTCACTTAGGTGTAAGTTTCGGCAATATTGTTACGAAATTATTGCTTTGCAAAGATTTGATTTTTGTGAAAGGAATTCTCTCATGGACCCTAGAGGATCTGGAGGTTTACATGAAAGAGTTGTTGAATAATTGGAAATTAGCACATAAGAATGAAGCTTTTAGTTCTGTTGTTGCTTTGGTTAGCACGTTTTTAGCTGTTTTTTACAGTGCTGACAAAAAGTGGTCCATTTCTGTTGGATCATTTTCTATGTTCTTATTTGACGCAAGAAATTCTTGTAAAGGGGCCACCAGTTTGGTGGATGCACTTCTAAAAGTTTCTTCATACGTAATTAGCGGATTGAAGAAATTTGTGACTTCTGGCACCCTTTCTGGATTTTTGTATTCTGATGATCAACTTGGCGAATTAGATGCAACTGTTTCTCAATTGCAGTCTCAATTTAAATTCGTGAAACCCGGTAATTTGGGTAAATTCACGGGTTTGGATGAGAATACATTTGACCAACAATTACAATTGGCTATTAGCTCTGGACAAAAGCTAGTGCTGTTGTATGATGGACCGACGAAGAAATTTGTCATGGATAAAGTTAGAATGTTGCGGCAATTACATTGTGATTTTATTCAAACGCGAGCTGCCGGGGGCTTGCGTGTGGCACCTTTCGCTTATTTATTGGCAGGTTCCACTGGACTTGGAAAATCGAGTGTTAATGAAATCTTGATGAGATATATTTTGTCGAGTAATGGATTTAATCATCAAGATCCGTATATTGTCACTCTGAATTCTCAGGACCAATATTTCTCCACTTATCGCTCTTATATTAATGGAGTGATTTTCGATGATTTTGCAAATGTTCATCATGATTTTGCGAAAGAATCTCCTTGTGATACGCTTTTGAAATTTGTTAACAACATTCCTTTTTATTTGAATATGGCCGAATTGGAATTGAAGGGGAATGTTGTTGCCGAACCCAAAGTTGTCGGTGTTACTACGAACGTCAGTGACATTGATTCCAGTACGTATTCGAATCAGCCATCATCTATTATGAGACGACTGAAAATTCATATTTATGCCAAAGTCAGGCCTGAATTTCAGAAAGAGGGTACTATTGAAATTGACCCTTCCAAAGTTCATGAACGCTTTGGTGACAATGTTTTGGCACCTGATATTTGGCTCTTTGATGTTCATGTGGTTAAAGTGTGTGCTACACCGAGACCACCAAAATTGAGCTCTGGTGATATTTGTGGACATAAGGATGATAAATGGCATTTGGAATATGTTAAATGGAATGGACGTGAAATGAGGGGTGCCAATATTTGTGAGTTGCTTGCTTACGTTAAGGATGCTACAGCTTTGCATTTTAAACAGCAACAGGCTCTTATTGAAAGGAGTAAGTTGTATAGTGGAGATATTTGCTGTGAAGAATGTGGTTGTTTTTTTGAGCATTGTTACTGTTCTACTACTCTCGAGGAGGCAAATTGCCCCATTTCAGAACTTCAAGTTATTGCCGGGGATGCTGCTAGTGGAGAACTTTTTGAAACTCTAGTGGCACCTCACTCTTCTACTTCGCCTGGGGGGCATCTGTATTCTATGCTCTTCCAAGAGCGCCAAAAGGGTACTGAGCAGGATTTAAAGGATATGCTTTTTTCCTGGATAGTGGAAGGAAGGTGTAACCTTGATTCAGTCTGCTCAGATTTTATAGCTGGCTGTGGTAAAGAGTTGCAATATCTTCTTATTGTTTCACGTACTCTTGTTGAGAAGTGGTTTACGCTCAACAAGAAAGCAATGATTGAGATGTGTTTTCCTCCTGAACTGGAGAACACGCGGCTTGGTGACTACTATTCTCTTGTGGTAAGAAAAGAGGAGGTGCAGTGTATTTCGCGCGTTAGTTATTGTGCTGAAATGTTAATGAGACTTTCACTTTTATATGCTGCACTTAGACTACATAGTACTGGATTGTGGTGTGAAGACTGTAAGTATGTAGTGCCAGTTGTTGGGCACTATGTTATTACTAGACTTAACATTCCGTTTATAGTTACAAGGATCTATGCTGAAATGAGAACTAGCTTGTTGTATACTAGAGGGGTTGTTGATGAAATTGATAAGAGTGTTCAATATTGTCTTTTGGTTTTGCTAGCACTTTATTGGTGCTCGATTAAATCACCCCTTGAATATGCATATTATTTCAATGTCTGTATTCTGTGTGTTATGACTCTTTTTCCTTTCATCGAATCATGTAAGCATACTGCTATGTTTGCTGCTCCCCGCGCGCTTTCTCTGTTCTATTATATTGAGAAGAAGGAGTGTCTTAATGATTGGTCTAGATTGGCTCCTGCTGCACTCGTCATGTCTACTGCTTATTGCAGTAAGGATGATGTCGTCGATTTCTACGTTGAAGCGTGTGAGAGATGGTATTTGAAGCCGCAGAGTCGCTTGAGACCAACAGTTGCTGATGTTGAGTCAAGAGATTCTAAGCATGTGTTTGATGCACAATGGTTTAAGAATTCACCTGAGCCCTTTTTGGATGCATTGCCCGTTTCTACAATTGCTACGTCTAGTGAGGTTCGAGATGCCATTCAGAATAATGTCTGGTTTATTGAGAATCTTTCTACTACTGCAAAGTCTAATTGTTTTGTAGTTTGTAGTGGGTGCGTTTTGATTCCGTATCATTATGTTCCTAAGAATGCCAGTTTGTTCCGAATTACAAAGCATAATAGAGGAAATAAGGGGAACAAGAGTTTTGAAGTTCTCATCGAGCCTGGTCAGTGTTTGAGGGTCGAACAATATGACCTTGCGATGATTTGGATGCCTAAGACTATGGACACCAGAAATTTGCTTGGCTTTTTCCCTGAGTCTTTTAACGCAACACATGATCCAAGAAGTGGGAGAATTGTTACTCGCGATATCAATGGTGACATTGAGTGGAACGATGTTAGAGAATTAACTTTCACTCGTTCTGCCACAAGCGGTATGGGGTATTGTTTTCCTGGTGCGTATTATATTTGGAATGGTGCCAAGGAAGGCAAGTGTTTGTCGCCTGTAGTTAGTGATGATAAGGCGGCTTATATTTCTGGCTTGCATATTGGTGGTTCTACGAAGTGTAGAGCAGACGGCGGTTACCACGCTTATGCTGTTACCCCGACTCGCGGCGAATTGTTGCGTACGAAGGAGCTTCTTGAAAAGTTCGCCACGGTTATTCCAATGAGTGCGTCAGGTGATTTTGAATCTGAACGTATGGGAGTTCAGGTTTTTGAAAGAACCATTAAGAAAAAGTCTTGTTATCTGCGTATGGACGAAGACAATTCTGTGAAATTTTTTGGTTCATCTAAGAACTGCAACCGTACTCCAAAGTCTAGAGTGCGGGACACTCCTATTAAGGAATGTGTTAAGCAGCTCTTTGGGGTTAATGAGGATTGGGGCCCTCCAAAGTTCAAGGGCCCTGATGGTCATTCCCCTCATGAGCCGTGGGAGGTCGGTATGAGTAAATGGATTATTGATAAACCTGGACTTCCTTTTGGTTTGTTGAACAGGGCTAAGACTGAGTATATTAATGGTCTTGTTCACGTTCTTCTCAAGGAGAAGATTTTTTGGAGCCACGAAATTCGTCCTTTGTCATGGGACGAGACTGTTAATGGCATTCCTGGAAAACGATTTATTGATTCTATGAATTTCCAGAGTTCAATTGGTTTTCCATTTTCGGGAAGCAAGAAGTTGTTCTCCACCAACTTGGGGAAAGTTGATGGATGGCAGGATAAGAGAGTCTTGGACCCACAATTTATTGAGGAGGCTGAGAAGATCGTGGATTTGTATAAGAAGGGTGAGAGGTATTATCCTTGGTTTGTATCTACATTGAAAGATGAACCCACTCTTACTACTAAAGATAAAGTCCGCGTTTTTCAGGCTACTTCGACTCCCTTCCAGCTTGTTATGCGCAAATATACTCTTGGGATTTGTAGGTTTTTGCAAATGAATCCTTTGGAGTCGGAATGTGCTGTAGGAATTGATCCATGTTCTATAGAGTGGAATGAGATGTTCACCCACTTGAAAAAGGCACAAACACCATTTTGTGATAAGTGGTTTGCTATTGATTATAAAGCTTATGATAC